ACAATCGCGTAATTAGCATTGGGTATAATGGCATGCCCAGCGGCTGGACAAATGAGTGCGAAAATGAAGTTGTGGAAGTTCCATTGGACCAAGCAAGCCTGCCTGAAAACGAAATTAGATCCTTAGTTACAAAGCCAGAAGTTCTTCATGCAGAGTCCAATGCTATTTGTAAGTTAGCACGTAGCAGTGAAAGTGGAGAAGATGCTAGTGCATTTGTTACACACCAGCCCTGTTTAGATTGTGCTAAACTCCTGTACCAAAGCGGTATTACACATGTATATTATGTACATCCATATAGATTAGATCATGGGCTAAAGTTTTTAAAAGAGTGCGGGATACACGTTGAACAAATGGTGGTCTAATGGAAACCTGTGATCACTGCACTAGAGAGATTGTCGAGGAAGTACCAGAAAACTCTGGATATGGAGTCTGTGGTGGTTTGCATTGCGGGCATATGCGAGTATATGGACTATTTAATGAAGATTGTAGACAAGTTATTGTTAGAGCAGATATAAAAGATGTTTGATATCTTTTGTATGCAGATTACTAACGATCCAGTAGACTTACCTGCACACACAGAATACACTAGATGGAACGGCACACATTTGGATACCATTCGCAGGTGTGTAAATCGTGCTCGTACAGAGTACGTTTGGATTGTAGCTGACTGTTGCAATTATGCAACTTTCGATTTTACATGGCAACCTGTGCCGTGGGAAGCAGATCAAATACATTGTTGGGCGAGTGGTAACCAAAAATTTGGTGATACATTTTTAGTGCCTGTGCAGGCTTTTAAAGAGCAAGAAGCTGGGCTTAAACTTTTAGAGTGGTACGAACACATTAACTGGCATACCGATCCCTGTGTGCCACGCAAACCCTGGCCCACTGTTAACACGTTAGACGAAATTAGTAGCTTGTATGCATGGATTAAAAATACACCAGCAGATATAGTATATGATCCTAGTTTATGGAAAGAACGTAATCTACACGTTTTTAATAAGAGTGGAAGTGTACTACTAGTCCCTAGGGACTGTAAAACGCATTTTAAAGAGCAATACTACGACTATCCCTATATCTTGCGCCATAAAGAACATAATATAGCAGAACAGCCACTAGATGTTGTATATCTTTCTAATGGTGAAAAAAACGCTCTTAAAAACTATAATAACTTAAAAGAAGTTTGCCCTAGGGCAAAGTGGGTATCAGGTATTACAGGCAGGGCAGAAGCGTACAAGGCATGTGCAGAGGTAAGTGAAACGCCCTGGTTTTTTAATGTGTTTGCTAAGTGTAATATATTGCAAGAGTTTGACTTTAATTGGCAACCAGACTGGCTACAAGGAGACAAGCACTGGATTTTTCATGCTCGTAATCCTGTTAATGGATTAGAGTATGGCCACATGGGCATTATTGCTTATAATAAAAAGCTGGTACTAGAGCAAACTGAGTGGGGGCTAGACTTTACTCTAAGCGCCAGACACGGGGTAGTTCCTGTTGTGGGCAGTATTGCAGAATTTAACACCACGCCTTATGAAACCTGGCGTACAGCGTTTCGTGAATGTATTAAATTAACTCAACAGTCAGACATAGAGAGCCGCTACAGACTAGAACAATGGTGTACTGTAGCAGAAGGCGAGCATGCTGAGTGGAGTATTGAGGGTGCTAACTATGCTACAGTATATGTAGCAAGCGGCAACAATTTACAAGACACATTCGAGTGGGGGTTCCTTGAAGAACTCTTTAATAGCAAGTATAACTTCTAAAAGCTCTTCATCAGTGGTGTGCGGACTGCAAGGTATTTGTAAAAATTGATGGCAATTCCATGCAGCTTGTTCTACATCAGCAAGCGGCTGGCTGTATGCACGTTTAGTTTCAATCCTACGATGTGCTAAAAATTGTTGTAGTTCTTGTCTGTGCTGGGTATTAATAATAAATTTACTAACCTGACCAGTCGTTTGCGTTACGCAATCTACATACTGACTTAATTGTGCATGGTAATCTCTAGCAATTTCCTGCCTACGCTCTGTCCAGAACGGAAAGTGTTCTAACTTAACCAGCATTTCACCACAGTCACGTTCACTCATAACACTGTTTCCGCCAGTATGTTCATCTACTCTGCGATGTCGACGTAACTCTCTAACCTTGTCTATAACTGCTAGGTCATTGCTTACGACTGCGCCACCGTTGCCAAAGTTTGGTAAGTTTTTTGTAGGATCAAAACTATAACTGGCTGTATTGCCCTGTAGTGGAGCACCAAAATGTTGTGCGGCATCTTCTATAATTCGAATATCTTGGGGTAGTTCTTCGTGGTTGCCGAATAGTCCAACCCATACTGCGACATTAACGTTTAAATTACTTGTAAGTAAATCCCAGTCCATTAAGCCATTTTTCTTAACATCAATGGCTAGTGGGTTACATCCAGCACGTATAATACTGTTAGCTGTAGCAATATAAGTTTGTGCTGGCATAGCAACAAACCCTCGAGCTTGCTCTGCAATTAATGCATAATATAATGCATCACTACCACTACCTACTATTGCGGCATGCTCGGCACCTGCTATATTAGCAAGTCTTTGTTCAAATTCTTTTGTAAATTCCCCTAGCATAACTTGACCTGACTTTAAGATCATTTGTGATACATTATCTAGAGCTGGTTGTAAATCTTTATATAGCCTATCTAAATTGTGTAGTCTTATCATAGTTAATCATCATCTGTTTCGTCTTTAAGTTTAACTGTCTGATAGTCCTGAATAATTGCTTCATGTACTTCATCTAGATCGACTTCTTTATTGCCAATCATACGTAGAGCTTCTGTACCTGATACTTTTTTAATTCTACTAATTTTTGCAGCCAAAAGAATTAAGTCTGGCCTGCTAAGATTTTGATCTTGGTATCCTAAAAGTACTTTATCTACGTCTATGTAAGCCATGTTAGATTCCTATCTATTTTGCTTGTTATAATTTACTAGTAGCCAATGCGCCATATCAGTTTTATCTCGGAAACTCATGTGTGCGTTATTATCATTGTCAAACCACCAACCCCATAGATCTTTACAATTTTTTGCAGCCCATTCAATAGTTAACCCGTTTACGCCAACACAATTTAAGTTAGTATTATGTTTAAATTTTTTATTATATCCGCATTTGCTAGGTATTTTCAATTTTAAAATATCCCATTCTTTATGTGTAAAACCAGCCGCATTAAATTTAGGCAGACTAGGCAGGGCCATTTAACATGTCTTTTGCTAATGGAAAGATTTCTGAAATAACTTTAGCGCATGCATGAGCAATTTCCATGTGTTCTTTTTGTGTACCATTAGCACCACGTAGTTCAATGTAATGTACCCAACTACGTAGAGTACCGTTCATATACAATCGTGTCTTGGTCAAACCTTCTGGTAATACCTTACGTGCAAGTTCCTTTGCAATGTTATTTTCTAAAGCCCAGTTGTAAACTTCCTGAGCATGCATTGCAACTTCTTGTTGCTTATCAAACCAATCATGATGTAGTCCGACATTTTCAGTTTCTATGGAATTCTGCCTGTTCTTAGTGTCTTGTAAACGGGCTTCACTGTAGACAAAGACATCGCCCATGTCTTCAGGATTGGCGTAACGCTGACTAAATTCCTGAAAACTAAAGCTACGATGTCTTACAATTTGATGAGCAATGTCACGTGTAGTTTCAATCGCAAGGGTAGCGTTAACCATTTCCAGTGGTGACCAATGTTTATGCTTAATTAAATATTTAATTAAACGCTCACTGGTTTCACTGTTAATTTGGTTACTAGGGTTACTAACCCTTGCACAAAACGCAATAAGTTCCTGAATGTCAGCGTCAGCTAACTTATTTTCTTGTAAAAACTCTGGACTGGCTGTACTAGAACTAACTAGACTTACCTGCATTAAGCAGCTACCTTTTTCTTGCGCCCACGTTTTGGCTTAGGAGCAAGTCCTGGATTTAAGTCAATAGCTTGTTGCATTAGGCTTTCGGCTTCTTCACTGAGTACTTTAACTTGTGCTTTCATACCATCTGCTTGTCTTACCAAGTCTGCTGCAAGTGACTCGTCAGTTAATACTCCGCCAACTGCTGCACTTGCTTCTACGGCTGATCGAGTTTTATCTGGATGGGCTAGTCCACTGGTAGCATCTAGCTCTGCAAGTTTCTTGGCGGCATCGCCACCTGTTTCCATATCACGGATAATTTTGTTAATCTCGTCTAGTCTAGCACCTTGTTGTCCTGGACTTGGCGTAACTAAAATATCCTGAGTACGAACTTTTTTCATCCACTGTTCGCGATGGATTTTAACTAGTAAGTTTTCTCCATCAGTACCAACTACACGATGCAATGCATCGCCTAGATGTTTAGCGGCTTGACCAGCATTACTTTCCAAACAGGCCATAATATCATTATGAACTGCACTGGGAAGACGATCTGGATAAGTTACTAGTGCCATATGATCTTCGTCAGGAACTTCCCTAAAAATCACTAGTACACTTTGATCGTTGTGTTTACCAACATGTTTAATCATCGTTATTTTCTCCTTCATCTTGACTGGGTTCAGGCTGATTTGCGGCTTGTGCGCCGGGGGCCTGCCTAACACCATTAGCTACTAAAAACGCAAACAGTCTGTTGTACAAAGTACCAACTACCTGCATTTCTTCAGCTTTAATAGCACCACGTTGTCCAGCAATTTCTAGAACTTGTGCCATTAAATTTAAATCATCAATACCTAACCCTACTGCGCCAGCTTGCTCTTGTGGTGCTGCATTTGCTTCACCTTCTTCGGATTCTGGAGCCCATGTCGCTGGATCTCCGCCAAGCATTGGCTCTTCAGGTTGTGTATTTTCCGTAGTATCACTCATTATTTGTATCTCCTTATGTACAGCGATAAGTATATTATATAGGATAATATCATGATTCGCAACTTATTTTTTATGTTTTTTATATTTTTTTTAGTAATTTCCCCTGCTAAGGCTGATCCTGAAGAGCTTGGTTCTACACTTCCGTGGCAACAGCCTGTTGCACCACCGGAAAATGTAGTACCTAAAGAAAAAATTGTAAACAAAGAACAGATAAAATCGTTAATAATGATCATTGAGTCTAGCCTTCAGTGCCAGGTTGCTGCGGAATTAACTCGTAATTACTATTATATTTACCTAGGGTTTAAACAGGGTCTAGAAAAAACTGACCCTAATGTAATAACAAAACAAGCCGTAAATCCGCCGCCTGCAATCAAAGCTCTACAAAAAGTACATAAAGAGTATGAGGACATAATTGTGTTTATTAAAACAGTATTTAAAGCTACTGATCCTAGTGTTGACATAGACGGCGTTGAGAAAAAACGTTATATCGAACTAAGACAACAATTTAGTTCTAGATTAGTGTATGATAAAGTTGATCATACGTATATTAACAGTGCTATGACTATTAATAGTGAGTGTTGGTCTAAATTAGATGCTCGTCAAAAACAAGTTAAGGAAATCTTTAGCTTACCTAAGTTACCTTAACTAAACCTTGTTAATAACCTAGCAATATGATGAACAAATGGCAGTAACGTAGCGGCCATAAACAGATTTACTCCACTATGAGCTAATGCAATCCTTAGTGTATCACCTTTTGGCATACCATCAGATACCAATGCTCCAGCAATCCATATAGTACCTGTTGTGCCAATGTTTGCACCCAGTACTGCCGCTATTGCCGCTGGTAGTGGTACTGCACCACTTGCTACAAGAGCAATTATTGCAGTTGTCGACAATGATGAACTTTGCCATAACAATGTCATAATAATACCACCTAAAAACATCCAATATGGATTATGAATAAAATAGGATAAATGGTCCATATTACCCATTGATTTCATACCACCTGAAAACATTTTTAAACCAATATAGAAGATTACCAATCCAACAAGGGTAGTAAGTACAGGGTTACCTAGTTCCATTTTATATACCTTTTTAATTAACTTATCTTTATTTTTAATTATTTTATTTTTCATTTGTTTGCATACTTTAATAGCTTGTACATACCTTGATACCATACTTTTCTGTCCATCGTTTGGCATCTTCTTCAGTATTAACCATGGGTTCACCTCTTATGTTTAAACTTGTGTTTAGCAACATAGGACAGTCTGTTAATACATACCATTTTTCTAATAACTCTCTAACTCCAGTATGATCGTTTCTACCCACAGTTTGCACACGACTAGACTTGTCATGGTGTACAATAGCAGGATATTCAAAAGGATACTTACAGTTATACGTAAATTGCATATACGGGCTACTATCAAAAGCAGGCATATCAAAGTATTCATGAGCGTGTTCTTCAAGTATTATTGGAGCAAATGGTCTAAACTTTTGTCTACGTTTAATTTCGTTAACACGGTCTTTGATATCAGCACCTCTAGGGTCCGCAAGTAAACTCCTAGTACCTAATGCTCTAGGCCCAAACTCTGCTCGTCCTGCGGCTACTCCTACTATCTGATTTTCTATTAGTTCACTAACAATGTCATCACTGGGATATATTCCAGGAATATTTGTACCCAAATATGGCCCTTTCCAAGTTAAACGTTTGCCATAACTTAGAGCAGCAGCACCTAAACTACTACCACAGTCTCCTGGATTTGGCATAATCCATAATCTATTCCAACATTCACGTATTCTACTATTAGCGACACAGTTTAAAGCAACACCTCCCATGAATACACAATCATCATAGTCAGGATACTCTGAAGCAAGTTGGCGCATTAGTGTACTTAAACAACGTTCGACTACTAGTTGTGCGCTGAGTGCAAGGCTATTTTTGTCAATGTCAGGCAATACTCCTTTAGGAATTCCTGCATGAAAATTAATCTTCCATGTTTGATTGTGATCTTCATTTACACAGGCTGACCATACATCCCTATACCAATTTGGCATACCATAAGCCGCCATGCCCATAAGTATATACTCTTCTTCCATAGGCTTAAGACCAACTGCTTCTGTCATTGCACTATAGAATAATCCCATACTATTTGGATATCGTTTCTTTAAAACTGGTTTATACTGAGCTATACCTTTATCATCATAGCTCGCAAGATATGCGCTATAAGTATCCCATTCACCAATAGCATCAATTACAACTACAACAGCCTTTTCAAATGGTGATGTTTGAAATCCGGCCGCAGCATGGCTTAAATGATGTGAATAAGTTTTAATAGGACGGGTTATTCCAACCTCTGCTAAATGTTGCTTAGGGCTTTTATCTCTAAAAATTTTACTCCACTCGCCACTATACATTTGGCGAGTTTTTTTAAGCCATGGACGTTCATACCAGGCAACTGTGCCATAATTCCCATAACTTAAGGCTTCGTCTATTATATCCTGATTTAAATTAGGATCGTTCTTAATACGACTGTATCGTTCACTATGAGCCGCAAACAAGATATCTCCATCTGGACTTATAACACTAACACCAGCATCATGAAATCCTGCACTTACACCAATGGTATTAGGCGGCCTCATATTACTTTGCCTATCACAACCGCATCCGGAATATCGATCGAATCTACACAATTGGTAACAACAATCATGCCGTAACCACAGTTAAAAACACTTTCAAATTCATGTCTTGGAAGTTTACTTCTTTCCAACAAATCACTCCAAAAGCCATCCGGTATATCGTACTGTAATTCATAATTATAATCGCCTAATATACGAGGCAGATTACCGTGTATTCCACCGCCAGTAATGTGAGCGCATGCCTTGATCCAGTCCTTGTTGTCCAGTATCTCGTTTGTATAGATACGTGTTGGTGTCAGTGGTATCTCATGGCTGGGTAATAATTTACGTAGTAGGCTATATCCATTAGCATGAGGACCGCTACTAGGAATACCTAGCAATATATCTCCATGTGTTACATACCTAGGAAGAGTATAAAATCTATCATCCGGATCTATCACACCCATGCAAAATCCTGCTAGGTCGAATTTAGTACCTTCGTATACTCCGGGCATTTCAGCAGTTTCTCCGCCTACAAGTTCACAGCCTGCTAGTTCACATCCTAATTTAATACCCGCAAGTATACTTTTACTTTTTTCTAAGTCCAGTTTACCTGTGGCATAATAATCTAGAAAACTATGCGGTTTTGCACCCGAACACAATACATCGTTTGTACACATAGCAACAAGATCAATGCCTATTGTATCAAACTTGTTGCGTTCTTCAGCAACTAGTAACTTTGTACCAACACCGTCAGTACTAAGCACAACCAGCACACTGCCTAGGTCTATGATAGCGCCATAATCTTTAAAGCCCAGATGCTTTACTAACTTGTCTGCTAGTTCCACATCCACACCACTATCTTTATAAGAAATCATTTGTAAATAAACGGATCTCGTTTACGTAATTCTTTTAAACGTTTACGATATTGTATTTCCATTTTAATACGATTAATTAAATTTTTAATCCACTGCATTAAGCAGTCTCCTTTAAAGGTAAACTAGGTATCGATATAAACCCAGCATTAGTGATCCAGTAATTACTGTACCTGTTATCATTGCAGTCCAAAACCCTACATATGGCATTGTATATACAAATATAGGAAAAAACAATAAACTTACGCCTACAAAGTATACGGTTTGTATACTAATTGTTTTAAATGTTTGCTCGTCTACACCGCTGTAGTACATGAATACAAATGCTACAAAACTAGCCAGTGGTATACCCAGCACAAATGCTCCTATGGTAGGATATTTTTGACTCACAGTGCTTACAGTTGCAATTACTGCTCCACCTATAATAGCTTTAATTAGTAGTTCCAATACCGGGTATTTCCTTCCACCACTTAATAAGTTCAGGATCACGTAACGTGTCCACAAACCTTGTCCCTTTTCTACCTGTATCCAGACTTTCCATTCTTTGCTTGGCTCTGCATCTGGCCTCGAGATATACTTCCGACGGATACTCTTCTTCGAACGTTGGTCGATTAATTAGGTTTGTTAACACGTCACGCATTGCGCCGGGAGTTGCCGGCATTATACTATTAATTATCTGTTCTAGAATGGGCCGTGGAAGAAAGAGTGGACTCATTGCAATATCTGGAGTAAATGCAAACGTAGTCTTTGCTAATACTTCTACACCCAACTCATCTGCTAATTTAATAATTTCAGGTACCTCAAATAATCCAGGAGTAGTTAATGTAAAGTCTATACGCATCATGCGTCTGTTTCTAGCATGTCCTAGGCCTTGTTTAAAGTTTTCTAACCACTCGTCATATTTTAACCCAGTTCGTATATACTCTCCTACTTCACCAACACCATCTAGGCTAGCACATATTTGCCAGTCTCTAATTTTATCCAGTATATCATTGTACAAGTTTACGCCTTGATAGTCAATACGGCTTAGGTTTGTATTATAACGTGCATATAGTCCTGGGCCGTCCCCTAGTTCAATAATGCGTTGCATGTATCGCCAATGTTGTTCATACATAAGAGGCTCGCCACCAACCCAGTATATTTCTTCTATACGATGTTCTTCCACTGCTTGACTAAACTCAGCTTCTATCTGTGTGTCTTGATAGTTGCTAATTTGTTTTTTTACTGCTGGTTCCATCCAGGGTTCTATTTTGCCAGCTTTACGTGCTTCTGTTTCCCAGCTTGAACTTAGCATAGGGCCACACATACGACATTTAAAGTTACACAAATTACTAAAACGATAGTCCCAACTAACAGGCTTCATTGTTGTATAACCAGTTTCGTCAGTGCTAGCAACAACTTCAGGATACTTGTGTGCAAACAAGTGTCCAAAATAATCACGATAAACGTCAGTGTTAAGTAGTTTCTTATCACATACTTCACACTCAGCTGGCACGATATTGTTCATCATATCACGTCTTACTCTACGAATACGTTCACTGTTCCAGTACTCGTCTAAACTTTGTGGAGTGTATACGTTATCACCAGCATCAGTGTCAATGTATTGTGTAAAACTCTGTGCAGGTTCTCTACTAGCACAACATAGGCGTCTTTCTGTGACAGGTGACAAATACGTGTGAACCCAAGGTGCAAGGCATAAATTATCAGGCTTGTTCATAGTTTAAGAGCTGAGCTAATTTAACATGACTATTACTTAAATGTTTGTCTCTTATCGTGTCAACCTCATTTAACTTTCTACGCAATGCATTCCCATCATTTTCATCGCTTCGTTGAGTTACAATAAATTTAATACTTCTAATCCTCTCTTCAAACTCAGGATGCATTACTATACATTTGTCCAAACTTATCATAGTAGGAGTCTTAAGACTAAGCGGTAAATTAAATAAACTAAATTCTTCTGGATCGTGCATTAAATTAAAATGTATATCAGGAATACCAGTTTGTTTAAACCAGCTAAGTATCTCACTCATGTACATTGTATTTTGTACATTCCAAGTGGTACATACCTGGAACTCCAGTGGATACCCCTGGTCTTTAAGTTCTACAAACTTATTAATATTAGAGTTTACTGTTGTCCACTTTGCGCCATCACGTTCGTACTCAAACTTATCTCCTACATTGTCAATGCTAAATGCAATTTGTACATTCTTAAAGTGTTTCCATACTTCACGTTGCTTGGGAAATTGCGTACCATTTGTATTATAATGTATATCGATGTTACCAGCATATCCCTGATCTACTGCACGTTGTAGTAAATCAAAATGCTGTTTAATTAAGAAGGGCTCCCCGCCAGTAAATTCAAAGTACTGTATGTTTGGAAGTAGTTCGTCTAAGTGTTCCCAAAACTGTTTACTAGATCGAGGCCAACGTCCTTGTTTTAGCCAGTCGTTGGCTATATGATCTTTGCCTCCGTGTGCAGCTTCTTCTTGTGCCCACTTACTGCTTGACCATGGACCACATATACGACACTTTAAGTTGCAGATATTTCCCAGTTTAAGGTCTAAAAAGATTATGTTGTCACCATCTAGATTCTGATAGTCTATTTTTTGATCATAATCTTTAAACTTCTCTAACATGTACTGACGTTTGCTTTTTTTGTCAGCATCTTCTTCTTTAAAACACCGTTGACATGCACTGGGTTGTTTATTTTTACTAAATGCATATCTAAGATCCTGCATTTCTTCACTGCGAAATACTTCTTCCAGGCTATGAGTTTTAATGTTTACGTCTATTAACTCCCTGTCATACAAACAGCAAGGACGAAATCCACCTAAAGGAGTTGTTTCTAAACTTATCCATGGCAATACACATCTATTTGGTATTTCTTTTCCAGTATAGTCTGGTAAAAACTTATCATTATCCATATTCATTAAGCCTTTCTAATTCAGGAAACACACTATAAAAGTTTTGATTTCTATAACGATCAAGAAAACTTAATTTATTTTTTAATTCAGAAATATGCTTAGTGTTATCAGTGTTAGTAATATAATTCACTGCGGCCATATATCCTTTACTTGCTCTACTAAATTCATCTAATGGTTTTAAGTATTCTATATGATCATTGTATTTTTGTACAACTTCTTCTTTCATCACTTCTGGTAATACGTCAATACGATAGTATTCTGGACTTTGCAAAATATTAATGTTCCAATCCATAGGCCTTACTAGTTCTAACTCAATCCACTCTTTATGGAAATCTGGCAAGTGGTAACTATTCATAATACTTAATGTACTGCTCACATAAAAGTCTACAGTTGGGCATATTTTCAGCATTTCTTCACGGTTCTTAACAACCTTTGACCACACTGTGCCATGACGCATTAGCTCTGCACGTTCATAACTTGCATCTAAACTTGCTCCTATACTAACACATTCAAATTCATTCCATAACGGCAGTACACTATCGCCTTTAAATACCAGCTCTGTAAAGTTTGTATTGTATACTAATTTAACATCATTACGTCCTTGGCGCAGCAATTCCTTTAAAAGATCATAATGTTCCTGCATCATTAGAGGTTCACCACCAGCAAAATATACTTCTTCTAAATATGGAATATGAGGAAGTAATTGCTCCCATGCATCTGTTTTATATCTACCTGCGTAACTTACATTAGGATGATCTGGCTTAAGCCATTGCATCTTCTTAGCTTCTTTAACCCAATTACTACTAAAAACATCTCCACAACTTCTGCATGCTAAGTTACATAAGTTGCTAAAACGTATATCGTAGTACCTAATCTTAAACTCATCACTATCCAGTGTTTTTATGTGATGGCCAAAGTTTTTGTTACTACTGTTACGCATGCTAAAGAAGCCGTTGTCTTCTTGTTCATAGCATTTGGTACACACCTCACTTTTTATCTCATTAAGCATGTTATTTCTTAGTTCTTGCATTGGTTTGTCACGCCAAATTTCTTCCATGGTGTTTTCTCGCAATGAGCCAACATGGTTCTCATACTTTGCTAAACAACAAGGATAGGCTCTGCCGTCTGGATATGCATGCAAGTGTATCCAGGGTAGGATACAAAAAACATCACTTTTGATCAGCAGTTCAGCTTCTGTGGGGGTTAGCTCGTCCATGCTGATCTTTAGTGGCTCTCTACTTCCGTAATCCCAGCCTTCGTAATAGTTTTCTAGTTTATCTGTCATAGTGTTATGTACCAATCTTTTAACTCTGGAAATGTCGTTTCAAAGTTTTTGTTTCTTCTTACGTCATATTGTTGGTAGAATTGCTTAAAATCATTGTGTAGTTTAGGCATTTCAAATGCTTCGTTGTGTGGTGTGTTAATAACTTGTAAATATTCAATAAGTCTTTCCACCTGCCCTCGTTCGAAATCATGCAAGTCCCAGTTTAAAACATAACTGAGTCTACCAGCACATACATTTTTTACACTCTGTGGTAATACTAAACAACTCTGAAAACTAGGAAAGCGTAATATATTTAAACTGAATACACCAAAGTCTTTGCCAAGTTCCTGTCTTTTGTAAAGTATTTTAAATATAAGATCTGGTAAAGTACCCAAGCATAATGCATTAACTGTCATCATACAGTGTGTGCTTATACCTGCTTCACTAAGTCGCACTAAATTATCCCACCAATAATCATAATGCAATCCATCTCTAATATATTCTGCATGGCTGCCTGTTGCTTCGCAACTTGTATAAACATCTAAACTTGGTAAATGTTGTCTTGCATCTATTAATTTGTCTATAAGTTCTGGTTTGCCTCCTAAATTACTGTTAATAGCTAAATGTGTTTTACTTTTGTCTGTATTAACCTTAAACCAATCTAATAATTTCCATAGTTCCGGACTCATTAAGGGTTCACCACCTGTAATACGTAGCTCGCGTAATGTTCGGTGTAAGTCTGTTTCCCACCATTTAAAAAATGCTTCCACGTATGGATTGTATTCATTTAATCCAAATAGTTGGTTGTTATCATGAGTATGAGTAAAGTGATTACGACCATCACTAGTGAGATTGTTATAACTGCCATGTTTTTTTAGATCATTAACCCAAGTAGTACTAAAAGCAGGATTACAGTAACTACATGCAAAGTTACATGTTCTGTCAAAGGCAATCTCTAGTGTGCGGAGATTTACATCGTCTTCACTGGGTGTTTCGTAAAACTCCTGTAATTCTTCGTTGCTGTAGATCGTCGATTTGTATACACGGTCGCTTACATATTTAGGACCCATGTCCTCTATTTTCCAGCAATACTCACATCCCTTGGGACGCTCGCCTACCTGCATTAGGCGGCGTTGCTCTTTCTTTTCAGGAGTATTGTGAAGGAGTTTAGGATTTTTTTGTACCTCTAGAGGATCTACTTTATGTGGTAACGGATGATGGCAACTCGTAGTCATTCCACTGCCTAACCAAATAGTAGCATTTCCCCATTTAGCACCACAAAAACTAGCACTCTTTGTGTCTAATTGTTGTTGTTTAAATTCAAGATCTGTTAGCATTATATTCGCATGTACTCCAAAACTCAGTCATTCCTGGAAACGTTTCTAAAAAGTTTGTCCCACGTCGACGATCATGTTCGCTAAAAAAGCGATAAAAGTCTGCTTGTTTGCGCTCAATATCAGATGTTCCTTGTTGCATCCACTGTAAGTCCCTACGCATTTTAAGTACTTCATAGTCCTTAAAGCCATGCATCTCGTCCAGGTTATCGTTCATAAAATTAATACAATCCCAAATACATTGTTGATAACTTTTTGGTAGTATCTGCATACTCTGCCATTCTGGAGTTCTTAGCAATGGAGTATCAAACCAAATACGTTGGTATGTAGTAGTATGTTCTTTGCGTAGATATAAAATGTGTTCCAGTAATTGTTTAAGACTAACAATGCTAAGATTGTTCATTGTAATAATAAACGTTAAACTGCTTCTGCTAGGAACGTCCCTAACAAACTCTTCACATCTATTTATTGCTAGGTCAAAGTCTAAACCATGCCGTATATACTCTGCTTGTTCACCCCAGGTATCTAAACTTACAAACTGCATAAAGTGTTCTATCTGCTCGCCTTCACATAAGCGTTGCACATATCCTTTGTACTTGTCCCATATTTTAGGTTCAGTACTAAAGTTACTGGTAACGTTTAAGTGCAAGTCTGACTTAGGGTTTTCCAACACATAATCAAATACTTTGTATGTATTAGGATCCATCATAGGCTCGCCGCCTGTCATACGGAAATGTTTTAGTTCTTTATATAAATCAGGCCACCAACGCCAAAATGCTTCACGGTATGGATTATGTTCTCTATTAGGGATCGGACGTCGATCTCCTGTAAAGTGTGCAGGATCATTATGTGGTGTGTTAGTAGGATATGCGCCAAGTTCTTTTACTTCTTGTTCCCATGTACTGCTAAATTGCGGACTGCAATAACTACATTTTAAATTACATGCGTGATTAAAATTTACTTCTACGTAGCTTGGATTATGGTCTACTAATGGGTTTGCTACAATATCATCAAAACTTTGCATGGCCCATGGCTCACCACTACGATAATGCCTATCGCTCATGTTTCCTTGTTTTTCTATATTCCAACAGTAGTTACATTCACTATGCTTAACTTTAGTAAATGGATCTACCATTTCTTTACGGCGTTCTTTTTTGTGCTCTGTATTATGTAAAGCACTAGGATTATCTGCAAGAGACTCCACGGGAATCTTATGCAATGGTGGATGGTAACAACTATTAGTATGCCCAGTTGTTAAATGTAAACTTGTTTGCTTCCACTTAGCCAAACAGAAACTACCGCTTACTCCAGCCATTTTTCCTTTGGCTATTTGTGCATCGTCTAAATAATCACTCACCATCCTTCGGTTTTCCTATAAACATCTATTTCAGCAGTCATAGGATCATGCTCATGATATGTTTGGCTGTAGTGGTGTTTAAAGAACCTGGACTCATCGCTGTTGTAATCTACTATTGGCAGTTCTAGCTTCCGCCTAAGTTGAACACCAATGCTATCAAACAAGTCTGAATTATAATCATGTTCTTCCCAGAGTTTATCTAGAACTTCAAAGTCTCTAACATCCTGATACTCCCAGTCAGTAAGCATTAGCCTGTACGTTCCATACCTAGCACCCAGCATTGCTTGAAATCCGTGTTTAGCATCTGCTCCTACACTTTGCCAGATGCACAACTTGTCAAAGTTTTTAGCATGTACCTGCTGTTTAAATTCATCGATACTAGGTTTGCGTCCTTTGTTCAAACACATCTTAACACCTTCTCTAAAGCCAGCTCGCCATGCATGCTTCTCGTCTCCATTTGGATACGTTGTACTGTATACATTGTTTAATGCTATATACTTTTGATCAAAACAAAACTCTACTAGAGTTTCGTCACTGCCGTCAGTTGCTTCGTGTGTACGCATTGTATTAATAAACTCACGTGTCCAACAACTTAGTCCGCCATTGCCATACATAAGTCCGTTAACTGAGTTGCGAGCTTTCCAACGAAATACGCAATCAGCATATTCGTCTTTGATGTCTAACTGTACGTCAAAGAACTTTTCGTCTGGAATGTTGTCACCGTCTATTAGAATAAAACGTTCAGTGTCACTAATAGCAGCCGCGGCCTTGTGTGCGGCATCACTGCCTTCAACACCGTCTACTCTTTTAGCCCAGGGTACAATATTTTGTATCTTTACCCAAAACTCTTCTTTTTGTGGTTCATCATAACTAAGGTAAATGCAGTCTAAATCAGCAATGTCAACCAGCATCTTCTAACGCCTTTAATAATTTACGTTTTTCATTCTTTAGTTCTGCTTTTTCCATTTCATCTAAACGCAAATCATTGTTTTTATTAAATACTTCGCAGTTATAACTTATGCTCCAACGTTGTCCAGAACTGCGGAAGGGCCATACACTGTGGTTAAGCCAGTTTGGAAAACAGTATATGTCTCCTACAACTGGTTTAACTTTAAAGCTAGCTAGACTAAGAGTTTGACTCCTGCCATCCCAGAAGTTAATCATACCTGCACTTGGGTCATGGTCTTCTAGTAACCATTCCCGTTCAATATCGTCTGGCATTTGGAAATAAGCAACTCCGCTAACGTGTCCACTATGTGTATGTGGCGGATTAAAGTCTCCAGCAATGCTAATGTTTCCCCAAACATTCTGAATATTCACACTAATAGCCATTTCTTTTAAATGCTGTTCTACTATTTCTACGTGTTTAGGTGTAAACACGCCTTTTTTAAAACGCCACTCAACTATAATAGTACTAACATAATACTGACTACAAAGGTCAGCTAAACATGATGTTAATAATGGTGTTGTTTCTGTGCCCAGCATTTCTTCGTTAATTGTAAACTCTCTTGCATTATTGCCAGCAAGCCCATAACTATTATCAATTTCATCAGGAGTTTCTAGATGTAAATCTTTGCACTGCTGTTTAAAGATTTCTTGCATGCCAGATACTAGTTCAGGTTCCATAACAGTACGGACAATATTACAGCTAAAAGGCCGGATTACTTCATACTTGTCTCGCATTTCCCCAAGTTGTACTCTGTCATGCACATCATTAAGCGCCATCGTCTTCAATCTCCTTTATGCAAAAAAATGGATTATCTTCCAGCGTTTCTGCTGGCGTGGATGTCCAGTAATTATGATTTGCTGTTTCTATACGAACAACTACGCCATCGTGTACACGATGGTTAACATCACTTACACTGTATGATTTATCGATTACAATATAGGGAACATCCCATACAGTATCACTAGTTACTGTACTAGCTTCTCCCATAATAAACTCTCCAGTATCTTCATTATACGGCAATCTTCGTTCTGTGTCAATCGAGCTTTTGTCAAGGCCGGCTAGTGCCTGTGCAAAGGCTTGGAATCCTTGTTCCTCGTCTTCAAAACCCATGGGTGCTAGTGGTTCATCGTTCATATCGTTGTATTAACTCCGGTGTACAAAAATCTTTTTGGAAGTAATGAAATGGATATTGTTGTGCATATCCTCCTACGATTAGGGAGTAGTCTTTAGTCAATGTCCAGGGAACAGCATTACGCCAATCTATGTTAGGTTTCCACCCATTAACTGCACCCTTCATGTGTGTAAAGGTTGGATAGGTTAGTTTGGACTGGGCGGCAGATGTCCCTCCCACATTATAACCTCCTCCGTCCCAGAGGGCAGCGGCAATACCAAAGATAACGTCAGTATCAGGTATATCGTAAACATTGTAATCAAGGATAGCATTAGAAACATGCTGCCAATTTTCCAGGATGTTTCGTGCAAGTGCAAAAAAGTCCAGGCTTGCATGGGAATAGCGAATGTACATAAAACCATTATAAATATCGACCAGGCTATTAGCATCAAAAAACTTCCTGTAGTATCTACTATTACTTACATTACCCTGATAATCTCTAACATTACTGGTTAATATAACATCGTTATGTCTACAACCTGCCCACCAATGATCCAAGCTACGTGGAACTATCATATCAGATTCTAATTTAAACGTTTCCTTAAATGGTGTAAGTTGTAAAGCACTACATTCTAAAGCAAAAGGATTTTCTTGTCGTGGAACTTCAATAACATAATTAAAAACTTTACGCTGTTTGGGTGTTATTGTCTTAGCAGACTCAGTATCCACTACTACTGCAAATTTATTTATGGCACATGTTCTCTTAATGCTCAACGCAAGAAGATATGCTTGGTTAACATAATTAACTGTGTCACTATTTTGTGCAAACGTAAGCCAACCTTGAGGCTCTACTTTTTCATTGAACATTTATCTTTATTGCTTTCCAAAATGTACTATACTACTTATTATACTAAATAATTTTATGAACAGCAATATATTTCACTGCGCCGTTGAGGGTGGATTTCTTGAAACAACTTTGCCGTTCTATACCGAAATCTTAGGTTGTAAATTAGGTCCTCGCGAAAAAGGCCGTTGGCAGGATATTGACTTCTGGGGCAACGAGCTTACGCTACATGAAAGTACACCACGCATGGGATTAGAAGGACACAGACATCCTGTGGACAGAGAACAAGTTTGGGTTCCACATTTTGGAATTCATTTATCTCCCACAGATTATAGTCTGGTTGTTCGTTGTATTCAAAACGGCCCTGGGTTTTTAGATAATCCAGTTAATCGTTTTAACTCCATGGTTACTAGCCAAATTACTTTTTTTGTTGCTGATCCTAACTTTAATGTGATAGAAATTAAAAAAATGGTGGGCAACTACTATCAAAGTACTAACGTTTAGAATACTCTTCTAGTGATTCTCTAATTTCAGGATCCTGTAGACATTGTTTATTCATACAATGTAAGTTTGTATCTTTTATTTTTACAGCATTAAATGAATCGCCGTGCCTGTAACGTATGTATAGCTCAGTGTCTTTAACTTTGTATATAGTATCTTCTGTACTTAAACTAGCAAGCGGATGATTAAAATAGGTTCCACTACTGTAGCCATTCATTAACTGGTTTGCAATAGTTAAGCTAAAGTCATTGCGATACTTGCCAGCCTTAAATCCGTAGTACTTTGCATAGTATCGCCAGTTACGCTGTACGTTTTTCATATTTTCAAATATATTATGAGCTAACTGACACTTGCGGAAGTAAACTACTGTAGCCCAAAGCATGGGCAATCCTGATCTAGTCATAGTGACATCATTTTTAAAACTATTTGTTTGTGTAACATCCCAAACTTTATCGTAACACAAGAACTCATGATTTGTATCAAAGTATTGTGCTAGATTGCTGTTAAACGACAAATAGTCTACGTCTATCAACAAGGTTTGATCAAATGGACTTAGGTCGTATGCTAGTGTTCTATCAGCATTGTACCAGGGTACTGTTACAGTACTATTGTGCCAGCGAAACGCTCTAACATTACCAGGTACTGCATCACCTACGTGTATGTGTGTATCAATACCTAGATGTTTTTGTACGAGCCTTGCGGCAAGTTCTGCAAAGCCTATATAGTCTATTGTTTCATGTGGTGTAGCAAGAAGTAGTGCGCCTTTACTCACTAAGCTGCCCTACTCTACGTACTTTTTTTAACTCTTGGTATTGATTGTGCCAATCATTTAGTACTTCATACCAACGAGCTCTGCACCTTTCATGCATTGCTTCTGCACTATCAATGTATACTGGGTTATCATAATCATCTATTAAATATAAATCTGTATGATCTTCCCAGGTGTTTAAAAAGCTCATAAGCTCCATGGTTACCTGGAATTGCCCACCGCCATAAGTGATAGTTAGACGTTGTTCTTGCTGTTCTTTTAATGTGAGACGCTGACGATTGTGATCCAATCGCTGGCGTGCAAAATCTTCAAAGTTTTCTATATCCATGTACTCAGTATAACAGGGCCACTAGGGCCCTGTCAACTTATTCTAAACTTTAAATCCTATTAGGATTCTGTATTTGTTACTGTAGCGAACGTTACTGTTCCAACAGTATCAGTAATGTATGTGGTTGCTGGTGGTATTGCTGTAAATACGTCAGTTTTGTTACCATCAACCTGATCAAGAACATTATAAATGTTTTTGTTATAGGATGTACTATCAGTAGCATCGTCTTTCCATGTACACTTTAAGTGAACAATATCTGAAATGTTGCCGCGGCTATCGCCATGTGCTGCTCCTGCTTTAACTTCTAACTGCCAATAATTGGCCGTATAAGGCGCAGTGTCTGCAACTTGCTTATAATGAACAACATAACTTGTTGTTAAATCGTAGTATCCATTAGTTGATAAGTTAGTAGCTGGAGTACCTGACCCGCCATTTTTTTCCAGTGTGGTTGCACGTAGTCTAACAGTACCAATAAGTGTATCAATTAAGTCCAGCCACTCGTTGTATTTTGCGTCTGCTGTGCCTCCTGCTAGTCCTGGAGCAACTTCAATATATCCGCCACTATTAAAGAAGTAACGTGCTTCGTCACCGCCAGCAAATGTGCAGGTAACTTCATGAACAATAGTATTTGTAAAAGTACCAGTTGATGTTAGCGTTTCTGTGTCTTTTGTAGTAGTAGTACTAGCTGCAACACTACCGCCAGCAACTGCTGTATCTAAAGTACCAATATCTGTTGCTAATGCACCGATAGCTGTAATTAGGTCACTTGTACTTGGATTAGTTACTGAATCTACAGTAATGTTTCCATCTTGTACAGTATGATCACTGATTGATTTAATTCTTGTTAGTAGTGTAGCCCATTGGGATGCAGTAATGGAATTTCCATCTGAAACACTAGAAACTGTTGTTGTTTGACCCCAGCCTCTAATTCCGGTGCCTTGGCCCCACAATGCATTAACACTAGTAACAAAACCATTATAGTGGGTATCAAGGATTGTATCACCCGTTGTATATGCCATTTAGTTTTTTCCTTATCTATTAATTTATAGTTACAAAGGCCTCTACTGTACCTTCTGATTCTGTTGATTTGGTTGAGATTGCGCGGCCAATGACATTGAATGAAGTCGCTTCATTTTCGTCCGCTGCTCTTGCAAGTCCATTTCCAGCACTAACAAGTCTATCTCCTTTATTTACCTTTCCAACAACTTTTACGGGAACTCGACCCGCAACAGCAACCGCTGTTCCAGTATCCAAAGCCGCATTCATTAGGTAAGCTGGGCGTGTACTAATAACACCAAAGACGTTACTTGCTAATTCATCATTAACACGAGTAATTTCTTCAACACCACCCAGTGCAACTACTGTGCCTGGTGCGTATTTTGCATCACTTGTAAAATTTTCTGCAACGTCAGCGTATTGTGCAGCACTTGCTGTACCGTTAAATGTTGTAGCAAAAACTTCATTAATTCTTGTGACACTAGAACCAAAGTTAACTGTTCCACTAACAAGTAAGTTACCTGTCATTGTACCACCTGTTAGTGATAGTGCGCCTGCACCACTAACCTGAGCGTCAACGTATGCTTTTGTAGCACCATCTTGAGCTGCGGTTGGATCTGCTAGACTTGAAATTTTCTTACTGCTAATATCAACAGTACCTGTACCATTTGGTGTTAGGATAATACTTCCGTTAGTGTTAGTGTTAGTAAACACTGGGTTACTGCTGCCGTTGATACCAATTGTTAAATCACTATCTACACCAACAACCATACCAGTGTCGTTAAGAACACTTAGGACACCACTTGTACTATCGCTAGCGTTACTACGCAAGTAGTTTGCTGCTGTAACTCCGCCTAGTGCATCTGAGTCTGTACTTGTACCTTGTAACTTAGCACCAGTTACAGTAGAGCTAATTTGTAAACCAGGTTTAATTGTTGTAAAGCCGCCGATGCTTGTTTGTGGAGTAAATTCGGTGTCTTTACTTACTGTACCAACAACTGTGCTGCTTACGTAAAGTTTAACAACAACATGGTCTGCTGCTGCATTGTCTGTTACAACTTCAACAATAGCACCAGATGTGCCAGTTCCTGATGTAAATGCAGGACCAATAGTTGTAAATCCACTACCATTGTACACTTTCAACTGACCGTTAGTGGTATCCCACCAAAGGTCACCAGTAACACTACTGGATGGTTCGCTGCTGCTAGCTGTACTTGAGCTAACTGTTTTAAATGCTGACCCAGTGTAAACTTTAAGCAAACTGTTAGTAGTATCCCACCACATTTGCCCAGCCAAGGGTGACCCTGGCGCACTGGTATTCGCAAAATTTTCTAACAGTTTTACGTAGTTTTCGTTTAGAAACTCTCCGTATCCTGCGTAATTCTTACCAACTAGGACTAGATCTGTAGTTGTATCAATTGTACCGTCTGACACGGTAGCTAACACAGATCCGCTAGTTTTATTGACTGTATATGCCATCTTTTATTTCTCCACGAGCTTTAAATTATTTATCATGTTATATAAACTAACAATATTATAAACTTGTTAGATTAGTTAAAGTTTGGATACGAATTGTGTAATCAATTTGTATCAGCCTGTTCAAGCTCTTCTGAACAGGATGGAAAATAACATGAGTTAATAACTTGCCCGTATTAACTGTTCCGATCCAACTTTTAAGGCCTAGCTCATCAAATGTATATGTATCATTAAAATTACTAGTATTATCAAATGCTTGCTGATCATTGGGTTCACCATAATCTAACAGGCAACTAACAACAGTATCAGTATAAATGTTTCCACTTACATGACTTACTGTTAATTTATTTCTTCCAGCATCTGTATTTAAACTGGAATTATCGTCTACTACCTTGTAGTAGGTTTGATTATATAAACTGGCATTCTGTCCACTGCTATTAGCTGGCAAATATGTAATTACGCCTGTTGGATCAACGCTCGTGCCTCCATTGCCAAAAGCTATTTCATGAATAAAACCAGTTGTTTTATTACTCACACTTAACGCTAGTGCTTCACTCATATTCTCATAGTGAATAGCATTTCGTTTGTTTACAATATCTTCTCCAGTTTCCGGATCAAAGATACGAATGTGACCTTCCATCATTACCCCGCCTTGTTCTTTAAGGGGAGTAGTGGGTTGTGGATTTTCTAAATTTTCCATATTTTCTTTTTCACTGTCTTGCATTATACTATACCTTTAACATACATTCAACAAGTTTTTCACTCGTGTCTGCGTTGGGCTCTAAAGCTATACCTACTCGTTCACCAGGAGCGGTTACACTAGCCACGCCGTTGTTATCAGCACGTACAAGTTGACCCTTCTGAACTGGTCCTAAAACACGAACTGGTACCCGCCCCACTAGCGCAACATTTACGCCATTAATTTCACTGTTCATTAAAAATGCTGGTTCAGCACTAACTACGCCTGCAGGTATATCATCAGAGTTGCAAAAAGTTACTTCCATTGATCCGCCAACACATAAAACTGTGCCTATTGGATAGTTTGAATCTGGGTAATATTTCTCTGCTAAGTCAGCATATTTTGCTGAAGTACTTGTTCCTGCAACATTAGTTGCTGTTAAAGTATTTGTACCTGGATTATACTTTAGATCTGTATCTGTTCTTATTGCTTCACTGCCTGTTGCTGTATCAACAAATGTAATAAAATGATCTGCAGCCGTAGTATTAGTTGCTGTAAGTTTTACAGTTGTAGCATCTACACTACCTGCACTTAGTGCTACTGCACCAGTTCCGTCAAAACTAACATTTACTGCCGTAACGTCACCTGATATACCAATGTTTTGGGCACCTGCTAATGCTGTTGCGGTTGCAGAGTTGCCAGTACATGATCCACTTGACCCACTTGTATTACCAGTTACGTTACCAATTAAGTCAGTGTCAAGTGACTTATTCATTACAAACTTTGTGCCTGTGTGTGAATATGTTAGAGTAGCGTCTGCACCGTCGATTGTTATTCCAGCACCATCAGCGGCTGAACTATCAGCCGCGCCGTCTGCTAGTGTAATGTTTAGATCTTCAACTTTCATTTCAGCGGTGTTAAGAGTAGTTGTAGTACCACTGACTGTTAAGTTTCCTGTAACAACTAACGCTCCGCCCACTGTAATGTCATCTGGCAGTGCAATTTTAATTTTGTTATTACTTACAGTAGTAGCAATTTCATTTGTTGTACCTTCAAACGTCAGTGTATCTGTACCAACTGTAACAGCATCGTTTGACCCCGTGTCAGCGGCGATTGTAAGTACAGTGGATACACCACTTACTTGTGAATCTACATAAGCCTTTGTAGCGGCATCCTGTGCGCTACCTGGATCAGTAACATTAACAATTTTGTTACTATTCATATCCATGTTGCTGTCAAGTTCTACAACACCAGTGCCGTTTGGCAACAGTACTAGGTTAGCATTGGTTGCATTTGTTGTAATATTATTATCGTTAATAGTAACACTATCAACTATTAAACTATTAAATGTTCCTGAATTAGTAACTACTACTGTTCCACTAGTTGCAATATTACCACTTGTATTTGCTACTGTGAAAGCACCATCTACATCAATGCCTCCATCTAAGCTAGCAAGTCCACCAACATTAAGTGTTCCTGAAATAGTACCAACTTCTGTAATACTGCTCAAGTTACCAGTATTAATAATCGTTCCAGATACGTCTGGGAATGTATGTGTTCTTGCACCAGTTCCTGTAGCAGTTGTAATTGTGTGAGCACTGCCGCTGGTGTTCATAACTATGTCAGTGCCTGAACCAATAGTTAAGTCTGCAGCCATGGTGCCAATGCTTGTGATATTTGTTTGTGCGGCCGTAGCAAGTGTACCTGTAATATTGCCTGTTGCTGTCAATGCACCATTAACGTTTACGATACCTGTGCCATTTGGTGTTAGTTCAATATTAGCATTAGTTGAAATGTTTTCAATAGTATTTGCTGCACTATTAATTTTTAAGTTACCAAATTCTGGACTATCAACAAGACTGATATTTAAGTCATTTGCGTTTTGCGTAATAGTTAGGTTGTCGCCGTGATTAATTGTTCTAAATCTTAATTCAACACCGCTCTTGTCTTTAAATATTTCATTAAAGCCACCTACATTAGAAGCTCTGTTTGTTTCTCCGCCTGCTGCACCTGGCAGTTCAGCTAATTCAATTTTGCTGGTTGTACTATTATATACAAGTCCAAATCCGTTAGTAGTGCTTGTTAGGTCTATGTCGCTTAACTGTCCTACGCTGGTTGCTTGTATTTTAGTTAATACTCTAGCATCTGTATAATATAAATTTGTTTGTTCAGGCACATCTGCTGTACTAACTTGATTAGCACCAGTTCCAAAATCAATATGTGTATCGTCAATACCGTCTGTTTTAATAGTTACTGCGCCACTACTTACTGTAAAGTGATCAGTGCTAAAACTAGCAATACCTTTATTACTTGCAGTAGCGTCTTCACCACTAACAACACCGCTAGCAATATCAATACCTTCTCCGGCTGTAATGTGCGCTCTAACTTCAGTGGCACTAGGACCAGTATATGTAAACACACCAGTTGAACTGTTATACGCTAGGCTACCATCTCCGCCAGCATCAGTTACACTGACTTGCGCTCTAACTTCTGCAGAACTTGGACCAGTAAATGTTAGTACACCAGTGCTACTATTATAACTTAGTGCGCCATCGCCACCGCTGTCAGTAACACTAATTGCCGCTCTTGATCTAGCATCAGTGTAATATAAATTTGTATTTTCTGTAATGTTAGCTGTAGTGAGCGTGGTAGCATTGCTAGTAGCTGCTACTCCGTTAATGGTTTTAACGTAGTTTTCCTCTAGTGTATTAGTTCTAGTGTTCAGATCAGTAAAGTTACCATCCACTTCGGTATGGGTTAGAGGTACACTTTTACTGCTTCTTAATGTTATTGCCATTTTATTCTCACTACGTATTTACCTATATTTATTTGCTATGATTTACTGGGGTGTTAAATGTCCAGCTCTCCAAAGTATCCTTCATCTGCATATTCGTCTTCAACGTACTTGGGTGACTGGAATTCTGCAATGTAATTGGGCAGCGATGCTTCACAAGCCTTAAGGAATGCTGCATTCGTACTTGAAGAACTTTGTAAGCCAAATCCATTTGCAGACGTACTAGTTCCAACGTCATACCAAGTTTGTGTATGTGTATTTGTAGCTGGTAACCGTTGTGCTTCAGTTGTGTCATACACTTCTGTACCTTTTATATGCCTAGGCGCAAACCTTGTGCCATTCGTTCCTCTACGAATACCAGTAACAAAATGATCTTCGTGACTAATTTCCCAATACGTAATTCGTTCGTTACCAACATAGAGAACTCCGGGTTTGTCAGCATTTCTACTAACTAGTGGCAATCTAGTTGCATCTTCAACATATATCTTTGTATCTTCTGCTACTAAATCTGCTGAAAGTTGTGTTTGTCCATCATTACATAACCTAAAGTACTCGTAAGTACCAAGCATGTCGTTAACCATTCTGTAACCAATGGTAGGTTCCGTAATATTTTCAGTAAAGTGCGTAACTATAATTTCACTAGATGCTGAAACAGTTTGACTACTTAAATCTATTTTTCCTGTTGTATCAATCGTAAACTCTCCCGGATGAAGTTTTACACCATCCAGTGTTATCCATAAATTGTTAGTATTTGTAGGTGTTCTGTCTAAAGTGTACTTTTTGTTACTACCCTGCCCAATGTAAACTTTTGTTTGCGTTCTTAAGGTGTCATGGTTGTTAAAGGATGTAACATGTAACTTATCACCGCCGCTAAATGCAAATCCGCTGTTAAGTCTTAACTTACCAGCATCTATAAAGTATTCGTTAGAGTTGCGTGTACTAACAATAAGTGTATCACCAGCATTGCCAGCATCTAGTATAGTTACTTGCCAAATTAATGTGCTTGTTTCATCCAATACTGTTGATAATGTAAAGTCTTGAATGTAGTTTAGGTTTATACTAACGTTGTTTGTCTTGTCAAGCCTAACAACTTGGATATCACCAACAGCAACATTTGCTGAATTTTCTCCAGCAGTATTTGGAGTATTGTAAGCAACAGTACTACCGTCTAATGTATAATATTCACTATTAGCTGGGCGTAGTCTTTCTGATCCTTTTTCAACAATAATATTTCCTGAAATTGGATTAGCAAAGTCATCATCAAACGCTTGGTCTAAGTCATATATGTATGTACCACCAACCAGTGTTATGGTCTGTGTTTGTCCGTATGTAAACGCTGGTTTTGTTGCTGCCCGATTACTAATAAATGCATGTATTACACTTCCGTCTGGATTAGTATCATTAATAGTTATTGTAACACGATTATTTTGGTTGCTAACACTGTGGTCTACTGAAACACCATCACGTAATACCAAGCTCTGTACGTAACGTGTATAATCAACACCAAGTGTGTACTGGGCAGTACTTGCATCACCTATTAGTACTTCTTCATGTACTAGTTTTTCACCAGTTGTACCAAATCCATAAATGTAAATTTGCGTTCCAGCACTTGGCTGCGTAGTAAAGCTAATTGTACGAAATTCGTAGTCAGTAGTAAAGTCGTGTATTCTTGTAGCGCCTTGGTAAACTACCAGGTAGTCAACGAGCTCTTTACGCTGCGAATTGGCATAACTAAACTTATTATTAGTGCCGTCTGCTGTATAAACTCTGGTAACAGATTTAAATCCATTCCCGTCCCCTAAAAAGTCATCACTAGGATCAGTGTAAACTTCTATATCTAGATTATCAAATACAATTCCTGGAATAACTTCTTCTGGTGCATGGCTTGAGTATGTGTCTACAAATAATCCACCATCTATATTGATATCTTCTGGTGCTGTGCCAAGTGCTAAGTCAGTAAACGTGCTTCTCATTACAGTGTCTATGCCGCCAGTAACTGCAAGTCCATCCGCATCTACTTCAAAGTTATCAAAACCAACAATATCCCATACTGCACTATCATATCCAGGTTCCCTATCAAAACCTAGTCCACTTACTTTGTTTCCATTATAATCTGTTCCAGGTTGTAGTAAATTTAAGTCGTCTCCAACCATGCCAACTCCAGGCACGTAGTAACTTGCAATTCTATCTGCGGCACTAGCTAACTTCTCATCTGCGTATGCAACAAGTATTTCGGTGCCAGCACTATCTTCTACTCCAAATGTAGTTCCACTTGTAAATCCACCAGTTGCAGTAACTTCATAAACTTCCTGCTTACCAGTAACTTCATTATAGTGTGCAATTAGATCTTGGTAGTCGTAACTTGTACTGGCGGTCCAGTCTTTAACAGTACTACTGTAAGTAATTCTATCAAATTTAATTGTAGTGTCAAACTCGCGAGTAGTATCGTTTGCAATTCTTGGATTTAGTACTAGTCCAGAACCTTGTCCTGTTACAGTAATTGTTGGATTTTTAGTATATCCGCTTCCTTTAGTAGTTACCGTAACTTTTACAATACTGTCTCCGTTTGTAACAGCCGTTGCAGTTGCTTGTACTCCACTAGTTGAGTCAGGAGCACTAATAGTAATTGTTGGGTTATCTAGAAATCCTGTTCCAGCATTTACAATAACAATGTTATCTAGATAGTAAGTATAGTTTTCACTCCACGACTTGTTAAGGCCCTGTGTGCGAGTAATTTCGTCACCACCAAAATCACCGCTGGGTTTTCTAAAATAATTTGTTGTTGTATCAAAAAAGCTATGCTGATCAAAATCTGTTATATCGCCTTGGAACTGATCATCGCCGTCGTAACTTGCTACATACTCTCTAATATTAGTGTGATAAGGCTTAACTTCATTAATAAACTCTTCAATAAACGTACTATTATCTAACTGGTATGTTGGATACTGGTCTAGGTTTCTTATTTTGTGTAATACTTTAATAAAGCTGGTCTTAAATATCCAGTCTGTATTACTAAGATGTAACTCTTGCAACGCATACTCAATCATTCTAAAGAACAATTCGTTTTTATTGCTAGCAAGTGTGCCTACAAAAATTTCATCAAAAACTGCGTTTGCAATATTTCTAACTTCCTGTTGCGGCACACGATCATATTTTTCAAAGTCAAACACGCCACTGTCAAATCCAATGTAACTGCCACTGGATGCATTAGCAAAGTCATATATGGTGTCCAGTATCTTAATAGTTCCGTTCTCAATAATAATCTCATCCCAGCCACTGGTTGTCAACTTAAAGAAACTATAGTTACCATCATCGTTGCTTAATACTTTAGAAATATCACCAGTAACCGCAGTAGTAAGTGCAATTAAATCTGGCTCTGTATTAACAGTAAATTGCGGAATTGTGGTGCTGTCATAATCGTCGGCATACCAAGTAGTATACTCCCAGAACCTAGCAGTATTAAATGCTTGTACTCTGTCTAAAAACCAAGTACGAGTATTATCAGTTTCTACTACCAGTGAGTAAATAGCCCAATCACCGCCTAGAGTACTATCACTCTCAACAAGTACTTTATATCCAGCACTAAATGTTAATGTATTAAGAAAATCTCTAGTAGTAATATCAGCAACCTTTTGATCCCAGGCTCCGCTTGATTTAGTTGGCTCTGGATCAGTTAGGAACAAATTAGTAAGACTAAATTGTCTGCTAATAGGCGTAGTAAGGAACACCTTGTTACAGTAAGTAATAAAATTCTTTAATGCTTGCTGTCTGTTAACAAATAATGTTTGTCTTGGTCTAATAGCAATTCCGTAGCGTTCTCCTTGACTTAATGATGCGTCTGGCACAACAGCTCCGGTTTTATCAGCTCCAGCAAGACTGTCTATTAACTTAGTCTTTATGTCTCTTGGAATATCTTGCTTGGGATCACCTTCGCTAACTAGTTCAAATTCACTGTGTAGTACACCTTCATTTTTAACAACATCATAGTTAATACTAAGAACAACATTTCTGTCTGCCCAGGTACTACTAAGATTATTCATTATAAAAGCATTCTTATCTACAACACTAAGATATTTTAGTCCTGCACTTGCTGGATCTTCAATAAGTTGTCTAACACTTTCAGTACTAAGGTGTCTACGATCATCTTCAGGGTATACGTTAAGTCCAGTTACCCAATAGTAGTAATGTGTTACAGTACTATTAGTTGCAGGATTATATTGCAAGGATACACAATAAGCCTCGTCATTTTCATATTTAGGTGTACCTTCTAAACCAAACTGTACATGTTCACTTGGCAATACAGGACTCTGCACCCATTCATAAATATCTACTGAACTTCCAGGAAAGAATCGGTTCCAATTTTGAACTCTGTAGTCTAATTCACCTTGCTCGTACTCAATAACACGGCATGTACTTAAATCCCACCAAAGTCTACCAACATACTCGTTATCCCAGTTATTATTTTCTGAATGTGTAACTTCGTTAGGTATAGTGGTAACACTGTACGTAGAAGGATCAATTGGAACAATATAGTCTAGTTCTGATTGTACTCTGCCAGGCAACTTATTTTTAAATATGTCTATAGTGTCAACAAAGTCAATAATCTCGCTATTGGTCTTATCATATGTAGCTACACGATTGATAACATCAATGTTAATTTTAGCTGTTTGCTCTCTATACTTTTCCCAGGAACTTTTGTTTAATGCATTATTAAAGTAATAGAAGCTACCAGCATTTGTTTTCCACTCATTGTCTGCACTACTACCAACAAATAATCGACCACGATTTATTGCTAAACTAGAACCAAATTTATCTAATTCATTTATTTTGGTATTTCTTAACTGTTGCCCGTAAGCATAAAGTGGTGGATTACTAATACTTTGTACAGTTCCTGTGGTTACTGTACTGTCTAGCAAATCGTAAACATATGCGGCTCCGCTTTGTGTAACACGATCAATAAACTTAGTACTGTCTGCATCAAAGGTAGTCAAAGCGTCGTTATATGTTAGTGATGTAGTTACTGTATCTCTATCAAATGCAACATCAAGCATCGTGCTAGCACGATCACTACTAATAACACAACGTTGATTAGCTACTCCGCTTACAGGAATGTGCTTATCAAAAGTTATTACTCTACCAAAATTTTCGTTCTCAACTAACAACGGATGGTTAATTTTTTGACTAAACTTAAAAGGTTCTACTTCTGCTCGTACACGGAATGTATCTCCAGTGCCAGGCCGCACTTTTAGCTTTTGGTTTGGTACTTGATTTATACTAGTAATTGTTACTTGACCAGTACTAGTTAGATTTGCATCATGCAATGTTAAATTACTGCTATTGTTAACCGAAGATGCAAAGTCACTTGGACTTGCACTAGTGTTAAAATTCATTACAACTTCAAAGTCATCAACAAATATACTATCCAGTTGTTGCTGGAATGTTGCTGCATTACTGCTAGCAGTTGTAACTGATCCAAAGCGTAATCCTTCATCAATAAACACAAATGCACTACCAGTGTTAGGATTAGTTTCATCTTCACCTGGTGATCCAACTACAGCTATCGTGCCGTATGCATCTAGTCCAACTGATGTTCCAAACTGCTCGTTATCTCCAAGTGCTTGGCCAGTTATTTGACTTTGATCTAGTCTCTGAATTTCTGCAAAATTACCAGTGTATACACGGATAATTTGTCCATTAGTTGGCCTATACCTAAAAGTAATAGTGTTTCCAGAAACTGTATAACGATTCTCACTACTATCACTGTCGAATGAACTAAAGCTACCAGTAGCTGGAACCTGCTTTACACCGTCAACTTCAATATAAAAGTTACTGGGTAATGTATTTGTAGTTGTAAATGCAGTAGTAACTCCGTCACCAGTAAATCGTTCTACTATGTGATGGAATAGGTATACTTCACCAGCTTCAGGAAATAATGTACTATCAGCACTAGCAACAGTACTAAACGGTGCGCCAACAATAACTGTTTCACCTGCTGTATCAGTGTCAATGTTATAACCAAACTGATCTCCAGCCGTTGAATCACTGCCAGTAAAGCTGGCTGTGTGTTTATAATAACTACGCTGTCTAACAACAACACTAAGAGTGTTAGCTGGTGCGGTAGTAAATGTTATTACACTTCCACCTAGTGTATAGTCTTTATAAGGAATATATTCTTTACCATTTCCGTCTTGTATGTAAAGTGCATCAATGCTTACTGGGGTAGTAGTAAGAGTAAAAGTTTGATCACTACCGTCTCCTGTAAAAGTTTGACTTGTTTCATCAGAAGTAGCAACTTCTACTAGAGTGTACACATGCACTTTGTTTTCACCAGTAGCACTTGCGTATATGTACCTATCGTCTTTACTCATTGTTACACTGTAACCAAACTTAGCATTAGACCCTGGCGATGCAAGTCTTATGGTTTGTCGAAGTGAATATGATCCATTGAAACTACGTTTATAAACAAACACTGCTCCGTTACTGCTATCGGTACTTGGCGCACCCACTGCTATATATTCGTTGCCAGCTGCAACGCTAAATCCAAAAGCATCAATGCTAGAACCAATATCACTAGGTGCTAGAGAAATGTTTGGATTAAACACACCTGAGCTATCTCTGAGATAAGGGTAAACTACGCCTGTTGACTGCTCTGGTGCACCAGAAAATACAGCTAATGCATCATCAGTAACTGCCAGGCTAGTGCCGTTTGCAGCATTGCCTGATGTCTCAATATTGAATATAACACTGTTAAAGTCCCAGGGATTGTCTTTTCTATATGCCGCCCACTGGTCATCTTCTGTAGCATCTACCCATGCAATTTCATTCTTTTCCCAACCGTATGCTGGTGTAAAGTTTGCAATATTAGATTTTGCAGGAAAGCGAACACTTACTAATTTAAACAACGGTATAACTAAGTTGCCAGATGCATCTATTTCAATACCATCTTCAATACCAACTGTAAATGTTGTACTACCGCCAGTGCTTATAACTTTGTGTAACCCACCTGAAACTTCGTTACTTGATTTAACAACCACAATGTCATTTTTAACAATTCCATGTGCAGAATTTGTTGTGTAGGTGATTGCTTCAGTGCCAGTTTGCTCAATACTAATTATTTCAGCAACTACTTCTGTTACACGATATATGTCCCAATCAAAATTTGATTTAACAGTCCAGATTGTTGTTCCACGACCAATTTTATCAACACTATCAGTTAGAACTTCTAAGTTGTCTTCTAAGTTAAAAACAGTAAAGTCTGCATCATCTAATCTTGGATAACCAGCACCAACAATGTCAGTTTTTTTATTGTCCGAGCTTCTAGGCAGGAATATGTTTTTACTAAAATTATTTGGAACTTTGTAAAGATCTTTTTCGTAATAACTTAGTCTATCAACATCAGCAGTATCGTTACTGTCNAGTANCTCAACTACTACCTGATTGTTCTGTGCTTTTGCTTCATCAATAATTAGTTCTATAACCTGGTTACTGTCTATGCTACCAAAAGCACCTACACGTACACCCCATTCTTCGTATACATTAATCTCTTGGTCCAAGTTAGTAAGGTCAGCATGTACTAGCTTATCAATAACATTTTTAGTGCCTTTATTTCTGATCATTCCTTGGTAGAACTTAACCTGACTTACGTCATCTAATCCTAGTTGATCCAAGTATTCTCTTTGCCTAAAACCAATTTGTCCTTTTGCAGCTAAATCAGTAGTACTCTCAAGGTTACTAGTATTTAAATCGTAAAACTCAGTGAACCTCTGCGCCTTTTGACTTATGTTTGGCAATAAGCCAGTCTTCATATTGTCAATTGGCAACCAGTCACTGTAGTGAAATTTAGATTCTCCATCATGATTATCTTTGGCTACGTAAAGTTTTTTATTATGACTTACTATATCGCCTTTCTTATAATCTGTGTTTTGTATCCATAAATTATATTCATTTTTACTAATTAAGAACCCTGGAGCATGTAATGTGCCATTCCATGGATTACTTTTAAATCCAACAAACTTAACACGAGCCTGTCTGTTTCCAAGCTCTGGTTGATAAATGACATCGTTAAAAATTGTAGTATTATCTAATACCAAGTAATGCTCATATTGAATAGGATCTATTTGTGCCGCGTAAATACTATTTTTATCTGGATCAGTAGTAATGACAGTTTCATTATCTATTCTGCTAACATCATAATCTGTTGGTCGTATTGCAACACCGCTTGGATTTTTAATATTACCAAACTTGTTTAAATTATCAGTTGTAGTGTTTAACCTATTGACTCTGAGTTCGTTTCCTGCTGGACTAATACCTAGCACTGAATCATCAGCCCATCCTTGCTGAGTCCATAGTAAAAATTCTTTAACAGATAAGGTATAATCTTTTGGCTCACTGATACTATTTAAAGTTTCAAACTTTAAACCTTTTGTTTTTAAATATCTTTGATAGGCTATTAAAAAGTCTGCTGTTTGTTGTATTGTTGGAATAATGGTGCCATATGCTACATTAATAATATGTCGTTCACCGTCATCATACAGGATTGCAGTTCTTTCTCCAACTGTTATTTGTCTGTTGTTTGTAGTTTTTACACTTGGCACAATCTTAAAGAACGGATTATTAACGTCAAAGCCAGTAATTTCATAACCAGTTTTTCGTTTAATAATATTAATACCTGTATAAGTAATCCTTTCTAGTGGAGTACTCTTATTAACAATAACTGAAACATTCTCGTCAGGTATAAAAATATTGTTTCCTGTGCTTGTTGGTGTAGTACTTTCAATTATAATCTTACTTTGTGATAGGTCTGTAAATCCAGCCGTTGGATATACTAGACGCAAAGTTAAATTTTGTATCTCTGTTTGCAAGTTAGCGATGTCTAAATTTTTAAACTTATAATAATTCTCAATAAACTGGTTATAACCTTCTACACGGTTAATTGTAGTAGTATTGGTAATAGTAGTACCATTAACTTTATATTCGTTTATTTTAGGTCTATAGCTCTTGTTCTTTTGTAAAATTTGATCATAAGTTGCATCATACTTAATTAAGTTAGTATCCCACAGTAAAGCAAAATACTTTGCTGGCTTTCTAAGTGCTGATAAAACTTGTTGGGCGAATGGCCATTCACTACTCCGTCTCCATGCACTCTCTACTGGACCAGAGTCTCCAATAGCCCAGGATATATCAGCATTGCTAGCAAACACATCTACGGATAAAAACTCAGCTGGTGAAAGAAGTTGACCTTGATCGTCTACTGGAATATAATCAGTTAGATTTGGACGTACTCGTAAAGTTTCAGTTGTAAACTCTGCATCTCTGCCTGCACTTTCATACAATTTGCCTTTTTCAAGATCTTCCCAGAGAACATAGTTACCACGGGTATATGGTGCTTTACCATAACGTAAATCCCACCAATTTGGTTTTACGTGTAAGCCCAACATTTCCCAGGGAGTTAAGTGCGGAGTTTCTGTATCATATAACCAACGATATATTCCACGCCAATAACCTGGCATACGAAAACCTTTATCTGCAGTAGTACCTAGATTATAGTTCCACGTAAAACTATTTTCAGCATCATATGATTCGTTGTCAAGATATCTAAGTGCGTTCTTGTGCGCCCAGCTGGTAAACAACCTACCTAGTATAGCATTTTCCTGTGCTAATTCTAGCTCGGTGTTTCTGTGGTACCCACTTTGTACATCAGCTAGGTCAAAAGTCTTTGCATCGTAGTTTGTTTTAATATTATTATACACACGTTTTTCGTATTCTAGTAGAATTAGATCACGTATATCTTTATATACTACCCAACGGCTTCCGTCATGTCCTAGTAAAACTGGTGTGTAGTTAGTGTACTCATCATAGTCGCTGTTGTCAATACCAGCATGCGTAGCGCCAGCTGAGGACATATGCCAAACTCTGTCGCTTCCTTCAAACTTATGTGTGTGGCTTCCATCTCCAGCAGCCGCGCTTGTTGTATACAGTGGATAAAACCATCCAGTTTCTCTTTCACCGTTTTGTGTATAACGATCCTGTGCAGTTCCGTAAATTTTAAAAGGACCAGTTCCTGTTGAAACCTCAGTTTGATAAGTGTCGTCCAATGTAACCACTGGTTGATATTTTGGATAAAGTCCTAGTTTACTTGGCGTTGGTGGAATAAAACTGCCATTGGTGTTTGAATACTCAACAATTTTAATAGTATCTCCAATCGACAAAGTAATATCATTACTCAATGTAAGTGCAGCTTCTACTGCATCAAAAGTATAGTCATGCTCGTATGCAAGTTGTACAACGTTACTGGTAGTAGCGTTTGTTAAGTATACTAGTAACCCACGTGAACTAACTTGTGACAAGTCAAATTGACTTTTAAATGTAAATGTACGCTCAGTTATCTGATCTAAAACATATGTTGTAGTTGTTTTTTCACTACCCCAGGGAATCATATCTGTGTAATAAAATGGAAAATTACTGCTCTTAGTTCCAACCATAAATGTCATTATAGTATCAAGAGACCCGACTGGATCTCTAAGATCTAGATCAAGTTTATCTATGTTGTCAAGTAGTCTGTTCTTAAATCTAGTGTATTCATTTAATGAGTACTCTGTGCTTTCGACAAACAAGTTATTTTCACTACCCAACAAGTGATGCGCTAGTGTAGCACCTGCACTATGTTGTAAAATATTTCCTGGATATTTTTTATAATCTAAGTCTCTAAGGTTATTAGTACCCAAGCTCTTTCCAGTAAATTGACTTATTGTTCTAGTCATGTTTACAAGATGGTTTCGGCATTGTCCCAGTGTTAATGTAGCAAAGTCTGCGTTATTGGCATTGTTTTCTAAGTTACTAGGTACTTCATAAAATCCTATTTTATTTTGATCGTCACTGTAAACTCTAATTAAAACAGTGTCTTCAGTCTTTAGTGCTGAAAAGAAACTTACATAGTGTTTTTCATTTTGGTTAAGTTGTGTAAATTTGTCAGCAGTTTGAAATGCACCATTAACAGATACTTGGAGAGTTGTTTCTTCAGTTATTTCTTTTGGCTTACACCCTATTTCAAAAACAAACTTTTCATCATTGACAATGTGCTGAACTTGTTGCCATTGTTTACTTTCACTAACAGATTTTGTCCAGCCGTTATTTGGTGTTTTAACGCCAGCACTGTATTGGTGTACATGTCCACTTTTAATAATGATGTCTACAGCGCCAAGATCTGACTTAGTATATGTAAATTTGTCGTTTACATAATTGTTATCAAATAGTATGTCGCCAACATTATTAATATTTTTGTAAGTTAGTGCAAAGCCTAATACTTTGTCAGCACTAGCAGTAGTACTTCTTTTGTAACTAAACAGTTTATTACCAACAAAATTAGTGCTTGGATACTTGGTTGTATCACTAAAGGAAACGTCATCTCCATCAAATACATCAAACAGTGGTTCCTGATTAATCTTTGTTTTTTGTTGTGCTTCTTTCCACACACTGTTGCCAGAAGTATCAGTGGTATAGTGGAACATCTTTCCCTGGTTGGTAGCACCTAACCTACTTAACATACAATCATTAAGGCTAACTGTGCCTGTTTTAGTTAACTGAATAATTGGATCAGTTTGTAAGTCACTATCATGATCAATATGGCTTATAGTATAAATGCATTCTTGTATTTCAGGGTCTTTTGTAAAGCATATAGTACGCCCTGGAGTTAAGTCAATACCATCTGAAAAATAACCTTGTTTTCCATTAATATTACTAAATGCGTCAGTTTGTGTTGTGTCAATAATGTCCACTGGAGGCTGGCTATTATAGCCCATATTGTATAGGTGTAATCCAGCGTCAAACTCTATGATAGGACGTTTAGCTCTAGCAGTATCATCTATAACAGTAGTAAAGTTGTTGTATTCAGCAGTTTTTGTTATAACACTTCTGTGGAACCACCTGTTACCACGGCTCCATGCATTATTGTCTTCACTTGCCCTATGAATAACAATATAGTCCTGGTTAATTGGACTACTCTTTGAAGTTTCAAAACCACCTACATCAAAATTTTCACTGTCGTATGGTTCAGATTCTGTTTTAGTATAAGTTTCAGGCGTGCTTAGGTCTGATACCTTGACTAGTTTAATCTTCTTTCCAACACCTTCGACATAATATGTTTCGTTGCGATAGGATTCAGGAGTAACATTATTGTCAAATTCTACTTTAAGTCCGTTGGTAAACACTACGTCGTTGGGTGAGGTATAAGTTTCTTGGCCAAGAAGTTCGTCTGTAATATTAATTTGGCTGGTATCACCTTGATCCACAAGTATAATTTTACCAAATCGATTTTCATCTGTATTGTCTTGATAAAAGAATGTATCCCTACTAGCTGTAATGTTTGGAATTATTTGTAAGAAGCCGCTGGAGTCCTTATAGTACTCTCTGCTTCCACTTACTACACCTTGTTTAATATAAACTTTATTTCCCTGTGTAATATCCTGAATTCTACTTAACTGTATAGTATCAACACCGTCAACATTGTTGACATTAATTTTAAAGACACCGTAGCGTTCACTTGCACTTAATGCTGTTACAGGATCAAATGTTCCTTGAGCTCCTTCAACACTGCCACTATCAAACGGATCAGCGTCAAATAAACTTCCCTGATTCCAGTCTGTTTCATCTAAACTTTGACTAGTAAAGATTAACGTTTTGCCGTCAATCTCTGTTAGCCCGTCAATGCCTGTTTCGTATGTGGCTATAAAGGCACTTAAAGTTTGATTGTGTATTTCTCTATATACCAGCGGTGTTGCCAAGTCTACAACAGCATCGGTTGTCATTCCAGTAAACTTAGCTTGTGCGTCACTGTGTGGCACTCTCCAAGTTATTGTTCCGTCGTCTTCGCCGTTATTAATAACACCATCTACTTCACGTGTACTTATATTTGACTGATTATCATCAATGCCGTCTGTGCCAGTTTCAGTCTGTATCCAGAATGGAATTCCTGGCTGATCAACTTTAAAAGTATATTCTCCGCCACGTGCCAAATATAAAGTTGGATTTGGGCTGGTTGTAGTGCTGTCAAATTTGTAAGTTAATTCACCACTGTTTACTGCATTAGTGCGCTCGTCAAATATGTTCTCATCAAATCCAGTGGTATCATATTCGATCTGTTCATAAGTAGTGCCTTGACGATACACTGTATAATCATGAGTTGTGTCAATTGTTCCAGCAAATACCTGCACACTGTCAGGACCACTGGGCAACCAAAAATACTCACCATAGTTAATTAACTTGTCAAAGTCAACAAAACTGCTCCAGTTATAATGTTGTTGCCTGTACAATAAGTCTTGATTGTCTACTTGTCCATTGTTATACTTAATAGTATTAAGGCTATCAATAATACTGCTAACACTTTTAATATCTCCAGCACTATCTTGATATACTACTCCAGGTTCTAATTGATAGTCCTGTCTAATATTGCTGGGTTCTGTAATATAATTGTCAGTTGCTTGGAAGTTTTCAGAATTCTTTCTACCAATAAATCCACTAAACTTTTTCTTGTTATCATCACTTATAATTTGATCAAGAGTTGCGTTTAAGAATTTATTATTCTTATTGGTTTGGAAAACTTCAGGTAGTAACTGACTAGTTTTTTTAAGAGCCATTAGTAACTATAACCCCCTGCGTCAGTTGTTCTGGTAGTAGTAGTGCCTAGTGAAGCATTAGTAGTAGTTTCTATTGCAGAGCTAGCACTTCCTGAACTTACACTTTCTATTGTGTTTATGTCTGTAGTGCTATTAACCACGTCGCCACTGGCCTGCAACTGTGAAGCAGTAATAACATCAATAACCTCTATGTCATTAACTGATGCTGAGCTAATAAAAATTTCATCTTTGCTACTAGTAATTTGGTATAAACTTCCAAATCCACTGGTGCTATTTTTAGGAACAATAATAACACTTAGTACGTCTGGTGTTAATGCATTATGTAAGTAGGCTGCTAGTTCACTAAAGTAAAAAGTGTCGCCAAAGTCCCAATTTTCAACACTAAAGTAATTATTAACTTCCTGTACTACTCTAGCTTTAATTTCGTTGTCACTAACCAACATAGCCTTGTTTTTTACAACTTTAAATGTAGCTTGCAACTCTGCATCTGCCTTATCACCGAACAGTGTTCTATAATTAACACTGTTAAAGATAATAGCATCACTAACACTTTTATAAGTTTCTAAACTACCATATGCGTCTCTTAACTCATTTGTATTTGGTTTGATTGGCTTTATTACACTGCCTGTAATATCTGTCACCCAGTTTCTAAAATCAGCATCATACTGTTTAGTTAACAAGTATAAGTCAATAATATTGCTTGGACTGGGATCAATACGTCTATTATTAGGCGCATTATGTGTGTACTGAAACAGTAAATTACTACGGCCAGTTTTTGTAATATAATCTGTAGTTTCTGTTACTATCTTTTCATTAACACTGTTTACTGACAGTATGTAAAATTTACCAGTACTGCCAGTATAAAAAATCTGTCCTGAACTATAGGTGTCTTTAATAGCTGTTACCGCGGTAAGTGTTGTGTAAAGGCTTTCGACCTCTGTTGCAGGCACTGGCTCTAGTTTAGTATATCCATTTCCGTCTAGGTATGACTTGTAAAATACTACCTTGCTAGCAACATTTGTGTTTGGCGAAACAATTACATCAAATACATCAGGATTATCAATTACACTATCACCGTCGGTATTAGGAAATGTTACTTTTATTCTTTCTGTACGGATAAATCCGTCATCTTCCACGATAGTATCATCAACATTCATTACAAAATCCTGTGCAAAATTTGTGTTACTATCTGGCAAACTGTTTACCTTAAGCATAACAATTTTATCACGTATTGTTTTGCTTGTTCTTGGATCAAATATTTTTAGGTCTTTATCAAAGTAAAAGCGTGTTTCTAATTGGCTTTCAAAAATATAATCTAGTTGCCTATACTTTACTGTATATGTTTCGCCATCATTTGTTAGTAAGAATAACCAGCTGGCATCTAAATTAGTGCCAGCAGTACTTCCGCTGTTTGTTGTGCTAAACGTTGTAGTTTGGTTTAAGTTAATGGAACTAATAATAGTCCATGCTTGTGTATCACGATCGTACCTAATACCCAGCGTCTTATACTCGCTTATATCATTAATTAAACTCTGCCTAACGGTACTTGTTAGGCTAGTATTCCAGGGAAGAATTATAGTTTCTAGGATAGCTAAATCAGGAATAATTTCAGTTAACGTAACTGGACCAGAGCCGCTATCAAGATTTCCTGCGCCTTGATTTGTTCCGTCATCTACTAAATTGCCACAACTAGCCCAAATATCAGTTTTTGTGTTTAATGTTCCTGCTGTTCCAATTATTAAATTATTATTAACGTCAAATACATATCCAGCTGGAGCAGTAAATTTAACCAAGCTACCTTCTTTAAAGTACTTCATGTTACTGCTAGTAAAGCCAGCTACTTGCTGAGGATTTCCTGCACTATTTTGAAAGTAACCAGTACAAACACCAGTTCCAATAGTACTTTGTTGCCAGGTAATACCTAAATTGGTAACATCAAAACGTGGTTCGTTATCTAAGAAATAGTGGTACATGCTATTAGCCTGCATGATTTTTTCAATCTGCGTAGTAATGATACTGTCAATATCACTGTCAGTTACAAACGTAAAGTTAAAAGTTGGCAATGTGCTTTCACGATAAAAGATGCCATCCTCACTGAATATATTAGTGCTTGAGTATTTTCCAGTTGTATCTCTGACATCTAAGTAACGACTGATTCCTGAACTAGTTCGATTGACAGCCTTGCTTTTTATAATATTATTAAAGCTAGTAAATGGAAAGATCTGATAATCTTCACCAGTAATCATACGGTCTTGTGTATAGTACTGTTGTTGAGCACGTGCCTTAATATCCAATAAGTTCTCTCTAGAACTAGCATTAGATACTGTTTGTTTAAGACTCATGTTAAGAGTTAATGTCTCAACTTGATTAGTATGACTAACATATGGCAATGTTATTACAACATCTGTCATATCAGATGGTGAAATTTTATAAGTTTGTCCATTACTTACTCTACAATATAGTCTAAAGTTTCCTTGTGGAATATTAGAAAAAACACCATCGCCAAATACTAGGCTAATCTGATCTCCTGATCTACTTTGCACGTTGTACAATGTTTTATTGTTTTTACTTAGGCTATTAAAAATAACACTGTTGCCACTAATAGCTGGAACTTTTGTCCACAATGTTTCTTCTGCCCCATTACTGTCTAGTTTATATAACCATACATCGTTATTGTCAATACTAGTAATGTCAATATCCACAACACGATTTGGCAATGCTTCGTCAATATTAAAATCAACAGTCTTTAAATCGCCTTGTTTAAAGTAAAAAAAGTATCCAGTGTTAACACTGTTAAATCCTCTGCTATCGTTTCTATAAATTGTGTTAATAGTAGTACCTGGCCTGGGAGGAACTTCATACAAGAAGTCAGTGCCACTATAAGTTCCATTAACTATTTCAAAATTAAGTTGGCTTCCAGAAACAGTGTTATTAAAGTTAAAAATTGGCACAGTATTTGGCACTGTACTCAAGTTATATTCTTCAATTGAAATGCCAGCAATTGTACTCTTTAACGCACTGGCTCCAAACCTCTGTGTTCTTACAGTAGCGGCATTCATAATACTGGTAAACTGCTCTAGGAAATCAGGATTTGTTTCATCGCCCCAAAAGATCTCAGTGCTTGCTAAATTATTACCATTACTGTCAAATATATTTTCTGTTGTCTGTACGCTGTCTACTTTAAGTAAGCCACGTGATACCCGGCTACGTTTTGGAAAGTAGTTAAGCATCTTAGCTAAACGGAGTATACTATCTCTACGTTCAGCAGTTTCTAAAAAATTCTCTCTAGCATTGAGGTCACTGCGAAAGCTCAAACTTTGAGCAATATAAGCAATCATGTCAATTAGTGCAACGTACTCACTGCTCTCAATGTAATCGTTGAAATCTTCAGGATAAAATTCCTGTAAATAGTCCACCATTGCTTTACGAATTGTTTGAAAATCGTAGCTTTGAAAGTCTATTTCTTTAAAAGATTCATAAACTTTTGTCCAATCTTCAGACGCAAATAAATTTGTAGATCGTGCAGTGCTTGCCATATTTTTACCTCAGTGTATTTATTATTTGAATAATAGGCGCACATTAACCTGTAACAGTGCCATCATCTCTATTAAAGTTAATTCTTAGATTTTCTACCTGATTAGTAGTAACATATAACAGCTCTATCTGGCACTGAATGCCATTTTCAAACTCATCTATTACTAATTGTTTGAGTGATACCCGAGGATCTTGGTTTATAGTATCAGTAACTTCTTCAATTAACAAATTTTTTACTTCTTCTGTTAACGGTTCCATAATTAAATCAAGAACACTGCTACCATAATCTGGCACACCAACTTTCTCGCCTTTCCTAATAGCAAAACTATTTAGAATATCACGTTTTATTAACTGATCATCTACTAAGCGAGGACTTTTAAAGTCACCGTCTAGTGTACTAAATCCACGATATAATCCTTGACTCATATTTCTCTCCCTTTAGTATTTAATACTTCCTGATATAACTTGTTTATAGAACTCTCGCACCATGTCACTTCCAATAAGATCAGTGGTCGCTTTAAATTTCTTTATAGCTTTAGCTCTGTTAGTTCTCTCTTGATCTAAGAAAGCACGAGCTTGTTCTACTCTTTGAACAGCAGACAAACTCATGTCAACTTTGTATTGCTTGCTTTTAAAGGAAGTACTATTAAATTCAGCTTTTTGTTTGTTGGAAATATAGTTACTAAACCAGTTAGGCGTTTTTCCAAATTGGTCAATACTTCCAGCCTGATTCGGAGCGTAATATCCTTTGTTGAACCAGGGCAATACTTGGCTGGTAATACTAGGTTGATTGTCTATTTGGTAAACACCAAGCATTGGCCTAGGAGATATTTCACGACCTTCTCTAAACGCTAATGCCGCTGCACTTCCGGCAGCTTTAGCAACCATTAACATACCAGCTATATCACTTTGCGAGTCGTCAGGCTGTATAGCACCATTTAATGTTATCTCTTCATATAAGTCTCTGAGCTCAACTGTACAAATGTTCTCCTGTATTTCCAGGTTATTAAAGAAGTCGTTGCGACTGCGTAGTCCAAGTTTTCCTGTCCATACTCTTGGGTTTATTAACTCGCCATTAAACATTGCATATGGCTTAACAAATCCACGTTTTTTAAAGGTAGCAATATTAGTACCATATTTGCCAATAGCACTAGTAACAGAGTCTACAAAATCGGTTGCTCCTTGTGATTTTATAATTTCTACTATTCCTGATTTTAATACACGGATTGTTTCTGATTCTAACTTTTCGATTGATACGCCTGACATATTATTTTCCTTATGGTATTTCAGATTTAAATAGTTCTTTAAATTGTGCTGTAGCACTTGATTTTAAACTTGACACTGTATTTGACACTGTATTTGATACTATCTGTTGGGCGGCTTCGCCAGCACCTGTTAGTAACTGTTGACCAGTACTCTGCAGATTTTTTGCAATATCAAGACCCTGATTTAATACTGGTATAGGCAATTTAGGTTGTTTAACTTTTAATTCTCCAGAATCAGGAACATCTGAAACGGAAACTGTAGTAAACGTTGATTCTTGTGTTACATTCCCGTGTCCATTAAATGGCTCATGTGTTGGTGCTCTGTCAACTGTAGTACGCAAGGCGCCACTGTTTTGTACCCAAAACCCTTTACTGTCTTGCTTAACATCGTTTTTACCTTGTACAGGTATACTGTTTTGTTTCATTGCAGAGCCGGCGGAACCATTAAGGGCAATACAGCTAGCTGATAAGTCCATGTTACCGCCTGCTTTAATTCCTACAGTGCTACCACCTGACATGTTAAGACTAGCGCCTGATTTAATATTTGTTCCTTTGCCGCCGAATAAAAAAGTTTGTCCATCACTGTATAAGTTAGCCATGGCTTTTCCTTCTAAATGTAAACTAGCACCACTTACCATTTGTATTTGTTTACCAGCGTGAAACTTCATAGTACTGTCTGCATGGAAGTTCATACTACGGCTACGGAAATTTATACTTGATTTGCTAAAAATGTCTAACTGTCCATTGGCATCCATTTGAACCCAGGATGTTCCTTTACTATTTCCGATATAAATTATATCTTCAGTATCGTGTAACAATATCTGATGTCCACCACCAGTACGAAATCTCATTAAGTTATTGTTGCCTTTAATATCACCGTCATCCATAACAAGGGTATGTCCTTGTTTTCTTCCCATTCTTCCTTCAACTGCTTTAGCATCGGAGTTACTAAGATCTGTGCCATTCTCTAGCTTATCTAATACGTCTTTTCGATTAGCAATATCCTGACCACGCATATCAGTGCGTCTACCTTTTGTTGTAATACCAAACACTTCGCTTGGCGTCTCACGCATTGCATTACTGCTACTTAAACCACGAACTTCGTCTTGGTCAATGCCCTGTGTTTTTAATTGTACACTGCGAGTAATGTTAACACCTCGTTGTGGTTTGCTAAAGTTAGTTAGTTTTCTAACATCATGCTCTTTGTCATTAAACTCTAGCCCTGGTGCTTTATCGTGTCTAACTAAAGATTCTAATCCAGTTTTATCAAAGTTACTAGTCATACTAGCTTCTGGAAGAGTTTGCATCATATATGGATCTGGCGCACAAGCAAACCAAACGCCTTCTTGGTTTTTTCCTGATGGAAAAACACATAATACTTTGGATCCTACGTCAGGGCAAGGATAAACTATACCGCTGGTATTTTTTACAGCAGTTTCACTGCCACCTGGCGCTAACGCATCTGTTCTACTATAAAAAGGCGTGGCATATCTAACTATCCTCCACTGAATAGAGTCTTCTTCTCTCCTGTTAGAATCGTCTCCAACATTTGGCACAAATACTTCCAGAACTCCCATGCCACTCGGATGAGCGTTTTTTTTAACTTTGCCAATTACTACACCTCGTTCTTCCCTAACTCCTGGTGTATTTTCTGATTTATAGGAGTTGTCTCCGCCTTTAGTTCCGGGAATTTGTGTTGCTATACTCATGGTATTCCTCTTATATTAATTTAATATTTCATCTACTGCACGACGTTGTGATGCAGTTAAAGCATCTTCCTCAGTAGGTTGTTCTTCGAAATCGTCACTAACATCACCATTGAATGATAGTTTTTTAAACTCATCAGTTTCATTATCAGCATCCGTAAATAGGTTGGAAACGGCTCCCGCAGTATTGGATAATAGTCCACTTAAACTATTAACAGATTGACCTAGAGATTTTTGTAATTGCAGGAATCCAAAAACTGTTGAAATTAATTCTTGTTGTGCTTCTTTGCGTTCTGTATTAGCAATACTTTCTTTGCTTCTTCCAACTTTGCCTTCAATGGGTTGCATTTTTGCTCTAAATCCGGTTAACACCTGAGTAAAAGTTCCAGATTGAAACGTACTTTTGATAGATGTAACTTGATAAACTCCGTTAAACTGACTATTAGTGTATAAGCTACTAGAAGCTGACGGATTCATAAGACCAGTAAGTGGGTCATAATCTGTTGGTGTTTTTAAATTAACTTGTACATACGGCGGAGAAAGATCGTAATTAATAGTACCATCAGGCAAAAATGCTTCATTATATACTGAATTGTTATTCCCTTGCGGCTGAAACATTGCATCTCCACTTGGAAAATATGCTGGATCTCCTAGTATATCTAGATCTAAATTTATTAAATCAAATCCATCAGTCATAACTGACTCAAAAAAGTCTTTCTTTCTTTTACTAGATGTAGAATCATCATTGACAATTGCTTCAGAATGACCTGGAACATCTTTAGCCTTAGCATGAACATTATTAATGTCTTTATCAGCAGTAGGTGAACCAGTACCAATAGTTCTAGCATTATGATAAGCCAAATCAAAATTTAATCTATAATTCTGTACCTCAGTATTATTACCTGAAAATATGTAGTCATATATTTTATGGATTCCTTTGCCTTTAGGAGCAACTGGTGTGGACCAAGGAAAATCCTGATAGTGAACTGTATTTACTATAACAGTGTATTCAGTATGAAACTTATACCTACCTTCTTTTTCATCCCACCCTAGAGACTCTAAAATTTGAGGTATAATCTTAAACCATCGTAATCCGCCTTCAGAAGTCTGAACTTCCTGTAATCCTGCGTCGTCATTAATATTATAACTTAAATAGTTACTAGCAACAATCACATAGTTTAACAAGGATATAATATTAGTTCCAGCATTAATCTTAAATACATTATTTTCTTTATCTACAGTTAATTTTCCTTTAACTGCATTGCTGATCGATTTATAGGCTTTTTGTGTAGCCTGCGGTGTGTTTAATGCATCAAATTTTTCTGTTTGTACTTTTGCATTTGCAATTTCTGGAGCAAACTTAAAACTTATCTTGTCAGCAATCATAGCGTCACTGGGAGACCTTTTACCTTCTTTATCTGTTTTAGGTTTAGTTTTTTCGTTGTAGAAATTATTCATAGCATCTTGAAGTGTAGTATGTGCTTCACCAAAAACATTTTTTGTTGTTGTAACAGTTTTAAATTGTTGTTCTTCATCTTCATCAGACGTGTCGTCTACTCGTTTAGACTCTGTTATAACTTTATCTTTAATACTTGCAGCCCCTTGAAATACGTCTTGTACAGTTCCAGCACTAACTTGTACGTTAATTGGTATAGTACTAGTAATACTACTAAAGATATGATGACTATATGGCAGAGCTTGAACTTTATATCTAGAACCAGACTCAGTAACGTTAAAAGAGATTTGTATAATTTTAATAGGAATATGCTTAGGAGTGATTTTTCCGTTTATTTCCCTGCCGTTGTCGTCATATCCCTTAAATGTTAACCTTAAAATATAAGGAGTTTCTAAATAATTTTGTGACTCTTCTAATGCGTCTTTACTTGCATTTTTTAAACGTTCAAGTAATGTTACGCCATTAGGCTCATTAATTTCAAACTTAACTTCAACAGCGTTTGTATTTGTTGATCTAGTATTAGGAGACATAGCAACATTTGTCATTACTAAGTTGTCAATACCAAAATCTAGATCAAAGTGTTCTCCACCGTCTGATGCAATACCGCCACTTCTAATAATTGGAGTAGAAAATCTTGGATTACTTAATATTTGATTTACACTCTGTGGAGCTTTTAGCAACTCTATATACCTTTTAGGACTAGTCATAAAAAGTTCTAGATTATATGTATAGCTTGCAAAGTCATTTAAATCATTGACCCTGGGTTCAATTACAACTTCTGCTATATTAGCTGTTAGCCCGCTATTAGAATTTATCGCATTAGCACTATTGGCTTTACCCTGAGCTTTTTGTACGTTTGGAGCTGCAGATGATTGTGATTGCCCGGAGCCTCCGGAGCCATCAATGTCTTCGCCGAAATCATCAGGGTCACCAACATCACTAACAACGCTAGCTTTTTTTAACTTTCTAGAATTATCAGTTTCATCACCTGATAA